AAGGCAAGCCTATCCTGGACATCCCGGCAGACGTGCTTGACCATGCGTCTGCCATCCTTGAGGAAGCGCAGGCACTGGAAGAGAAGTGGAACAGGCTCATGAAGGTGTGAGAAAAGTGTTACATGATGTAGAACAAGGAGGACGCAATGAGATACCGGTATACAGTAGAGCTCACGGTGGATGAGCTGGATTTTTCTGCCACGGAGGCGGAGCACCTGCGTGCAGCGCTCCGGGAAGCTGCTGAAGAATACGCCACAGGCGAAGTAAAAGTTCTGTGCGAGGACGGCTGGTGCATCGAAAAGAATGACGCGCGCATCCGCGCCGCGCTGCTGAACATGATGAAAGGGGTGCGGGAAGATGCCTGACGCATGGCTGTGGACGTGGGAAACCTCTTTGGGTGTATTGCTGGGCATCATCATCTTCGATGGGATGCGGTGGCTCATCAACGCGCTGCCAGGCCTACGGGACTGGTTGGCGGATTGGCGGCTCGAGCGCCGGAACCGGAAAGTGATCCGCCAGCTGTGGCGCACATACGGGCGCAAGCCTCCGCGCGGCCTGTAAGGAAGAACAAACGTGGGCGCTTTGGTACGGCGGCGGTTGTGCGGCGAAAAGTACGCACCAGTGGAAGAGGCCAAAGTAAAACGAAAAATGCCGCATCCGGGGCTGTGCCCCGGCCGTAATGCAGCCCCCTGTCCTTTCGGGCCGGGGCCGGTCCCAAGCCCGGAAAATGCAGAGGGCGGAATTTTGAGAAAGGATGTGGATACATATGGCAAGAAAAAAGCTGCACCGGGAGCCTGTGCTGAAGGACTGGGCGGAAGTGAACGACGCGCTGCGCAGCATCCACGAGTACGAGCACGCGCTGACGGAGATGGGCGTGGACATGTCGCGGCGCATCGACGCCGTGAAGGCTGAATACACCAAAAGCGCGGAGCCTTTGCAGAAGCGTGTCAAACAGCTGGAAACGGACGTTCAGGAGTATGTAGAGGCACACCGGGAAGATATGGCCGGAAAAAGCCGACAGCTGACGTTTGGGCGTGTAGGGTTTCGACAGTCCACGCGGTTGATTTTGGCAAATGCGAAGGTCCCGCAGGCCATCGCCACGCTGCTGGCCATGGGCCGCAGGGAGCTTGTAAAAACAGAGCAGAAGCTGGACAAAGAGGCGCTGAAGCAGCAGCCGGAGGAAGTTCTGGAGGCTGTGGGCGCGTATCTGAAAACCACGGATGAATTTTTCTACGACACGGGCGACGCCGTGCCGGAGGAGTAACAAGGAAGGAGGCGGCCGGGATGGGTGCGCTGGATGTAAGCAAGGGAACGGTAAAAAGCATCTATGCCCTGGGTGCAAAGCTGGGGATGGTGGAGCGCGGCGGCGGGCATGCGGACGCGCTGCACGCGCTGGTACAGGGCCTGACCGGCAAAGAAAGTATCACTGCATTGACCCCGGCCGAAGCGCAGGCAGTGCTGGCGGAGCTGCGGCGGCGCAGCGCCCCCGCGGCCGCACCGCAGAAAAAGCGGGCACGGAAGTACGAGGCACTGCCGGGCGGGCTGAGCGAGGGGCAGCAGAAGAAGGTCTGGTACTTGATGTATCAATTGGAAAAATATGATCCCGCGCCGGAGGGCGTACAGCTGCGGGACAGGCTGTGCGGGCTGATCAGCAGACAGTTCGGCGTGACAGCCTTCCCCACCCAGCCGTTCCGGTTTCTGTCATTTTCGCAGGGCAATGCACTGATCGAAGGGCTGAAAAGTCTGGCCGAACGAAAAGAGCTGGAATACCTGCACAGCGACCGATACCGCCGGGAACGGGAGGCGGCCGGGAAATGAGGAATGAACTACTGAACGAGCTGAAGCTGGAGGATCTGCAAGGCGAAGCACGGGAGCTGGCAGAAACCATCGGCATGGATGCTTTCCGGCGGCTGGTGGATGTGTACGGCGGCACCGGCCGGGTGTACATCCCGCAGGCGGACAAGCTCCTTATTCCTATCCGTGACAGACTGATCCGTGATGAGTACAACGGTTCAAACGTCTATGCACTGTGCAAAAAGTGGAATCTGAGCGAGGGATATGTACGCGGAATCGTGCGTGAAAAAACAGAACAGATACGGCGCGCCCCACTGGATGGGCAGTGTACGCTGTTCGATGTGTGACTGTTTTGCTGTAAAATCTGAGTGGAACAGTCTATAAAAGATAAGGTATGATGAACTCACAACGAGGGCATCGTGCCTTATCTTTTTTGTATTTACGGAGGAACCGCAATGACGTTCGACGCCGGGACATGGTGGCTCATAACGATCATCGTGACAACGGTGGTGGGGCTGGTAGGATTTCTGTTCGGGCGCTCGGTGTTCCGGCAGCTGGATGAGAACCGTGCGGACATCAAGCAGGTGCGGGAAAATTACACACCGCGCGACGATCACCAGAAGGACCTGGAACGGCTGCGCACGGCACACCAAAAAGACGTTGAAGCGCTGCGCCGTGAAATGAAGGAAATGCGCACAGAGATGCGCACGGAGATCCGGCAGATGAGCGACGATGTGAAAGACATCAAGGAAAATTGCATCCGGCGCGAGGAATTTGTTTCGCACCAGCTGAAGCTGGAGAACAAGCTGGACCGTCTGATGGAGTTCATGATGAAGCAGGGAGGCAACTGAGATGGACGAAAATGAACTGCGCCGGAAGATGCAGGCCGGCGAGCTTGCGGCCAATAACGGAACTGTGATGCGCACGCTGGCCATCGCGGGCTGCGATTTCAAATTTTTAAAATTGAAGGGCCTGCTGCTGGCGCTGGCGGGCGGCATGGACCGGATGGCGCTGTGCAGCAGCATCAACTACCTGGCGGACAGCGGATACCTGCAGGTACGCTGCATCGAGGACAAGGCCCCGTCCAGCGTTTCGGACGCAGAGCTGGAGGACCTTGAGGTCAAGCTGACGCCGCGCGGCATCCAGCTGCAGCGCTGCGTGAAGAAAGACCCGCTGGTGGATATGTAGGAGGGCTTGAGGATGCGCGGAAAAAACAGGAGCCGCAGCACCATATCACAGCTGCCGCCCGAGGTCCGCGACGTCGTGGATGAGATGGTGAAAGCGACGAACACCTGCACGCTCGCGGATATTCAGAAGTATCTGGCGAGCCTGGACGTCACGCTGAGCCTGCAGGCAATCAGCACCTACAGCAGAAAGCTGCTGGCCTCGCTGGAGGATATCCGTGTGACAAACGAGCGGATGAACGCCATGGTGCGGGAAGCGGCGAAGTATCCGGAGCTGGATTTTTCCGAGGTGATCAACCGGGTGGCGGGGCAGAAGATCCTGGACGCCATCCTGTCGAAGCCGGACGAAGAGTGGAACGATATCGCGCTGGATAAGCTGCTGCGGGAGATGAACGCGCAGACAAAGGCTGTGGCGTACGCCCGCAGGCTGGACATTCAGAGCAAGGATGACACGCAGGCCGCCATGGGCGAGCTGAAGGCGGAGTTCTTCTCAGCCCTTGGTACGGAACATCCGGAGCTGTACCGGCAGCTCGTGGCGGCGCTGGAGCGCCGGCAGAAAGGGGCGCAGCGCTGATGAATTGGTACGCACTGCAGGTCCTGACCGGGACGGAACGGGACGTATGCACGGCGCTGCGGCGCAAAGGCGTGAAAGCCAGAGCCCCGGACCAGCGGATGGAGATTCGGCGGCGGGGTCAGTGGCAGACCGAGGACCGGCTGCTGCTGCCGGGATATGTGTTTGTGGGCGCGGACTATAACGCGGCGTTGTTCCATCTCGTTTCCCCTGTCCCCGGCGTCATCCGGTGGCTGGGGCTGGAGCACGGCGAGCCGCAGGCGCTGGACACTCGGGAGGCGCTGCGGTGGCGGCTGGACAGTGACGAGACGCTGGAGCCCAGCCGGGTGCTGTTTCACGCAGACGGCACGTGGCACGTTCTGGACGGCCCTCTGGCGGCGTTTGCAGGCTGCCCGGTGCGGATGGAGCGGCGGCAGCGCCGGGCGTATGTGACGGCGGAGCTGGGCGGCGTGGCCCGGCGGGTGCGGTTCGGCGTCATCCCTGTGGACGGTGATGCGCAGTGAAGCGGAAAGACCCGCGGCGCGAACTGGCACGGAAGCTCTCCGGCGCGAAGCTGAAGGAGCCGCCGGAGCTGTGCACGCGGTGCGTGTGGGCCATGCATGAGAGCGGCTGCCCGGTTTGCCCCTTCCCCCGCTGCGTGCGGCGCAGCACACCGGGAAATGTGGAAAAGTTGAAACCGGTGTGAAAACTCGTTGAAAACACATTTCTAAACACCTGTTAAACGGATGTTTAGACCAAACAGGAAAACCATGAAAGCGGCGGGGTTGATTCGTCCCCCGCCCGTGGCCATGGCGGGCATAGAGGGGGTGAAAACCGGGCGGAAACGGTCGGATGGCGAAGCATGCCCGATGAAAATCCGTCCCTCTTGCCCGCCATGCTGCGGAATACCGTTTAATTTCCCCTGTATGCCGTTAAAAACCGTTTAGGTGCCTCGGGCCGTCCACGCGGACGCCTGAGGACCTTTTTTCGTTACAGGCGAAATTTAGGGCCGTTCGTGCGGTCCGGAAAGGAGCATCGCGTGAAACGGACCCCTCAAAGCAGCATAACCGCCCTTTTGGAGGGTGTTGAGCAGGCAAAACAGAAAAAGGAATTTAACATTTTAAAAGATTTAAAAACGCTGCATGCACAGTATACCAGGGTGAATAAGCGGGACTACCTCGCGCTGCTGGATAAGCTGGTGGAAAAATACAGCACGGACGAAGCGGCGGTGATCCACGCGGCACTGCTGAAAAAATGCCAGGCCGGCGATATGGACGCGATCCGGCTGTGGACGGAGCTGCAGAAAGAGAGCGGCAGCGGCGCGGCGGAGGTGAACATCGTTGACAGCATATAGCCGCCCGGCGGTGACGGTCGATTTGAAGAACGTGATCGGGCCTGGGTTCTATGGATCACACCGGGCGGTCCGGGAACAGCGGGCGCACACACTGGTGGAGGAAGGCGGGCGCGGCAGCCTGAAAAGTTCGTTCTGCAGCGTTGAGATCGTGCTGTGGCTGCTGAAGTGGCCGCAAAGCCACGCGCTGGTGATGCGGCAGATGGGAAACACGCTGGAGGACAGCGTGTACTCGCAGATGCTGTGGGCTGTCGCAAAGCTGGGGCTGTCAGAGCATTTTCTGGAGAAAAAGAGCCCTCTTCGCCTCATTTACAAGCCCACGGGCCAGACCATCTATTTCCGCGGCCTGGACGATGAGATGAAAATTAAGGGTATCAAACCGAAGTTCGGATACATTGGCTGCCTGTGGTTCGAGGAAGCGGACCAGCTTCGCCGGGGCGAAAACGCGGTGCTGAGCGTGAAGCAGTCCGCGTTCCGCGGCTCGGGGAGCAACCCGACCTTAACACTCATCAGCTTCAACCCGCCCGCCAACGCGCGGAACTGGGCCAACCGGTACGCGCGGGAGCAGCAGCCGGGCAAGCTGGTGCATCATTCGTCGTATCTGGATGCGCCGCGGGACTGGCTGGGCAAGGAGTTCCTGGACGGTGCGGACTGGCTGCGGAAGACAAAGCCGCTCAAATACCGGCACATGTACCTGGGCGAGATGGTGGGCAGCGGCACACAGGTGTTCGACAACATCTTGAGCCGGAAGATCACGGCGAAGGAGATCGCGGGCTTCGACAACATCATCAGCGGCGTGGACTGGGGGTACTACCCCGACCCGTGGGTGTTCATCCGCACGTATTACCACGCGGGCACCCGCACGCTGTACATCTTCGACGAGGCCCGGGGCAATAAGCTGCAGAATGACTACACGGCCCGGCTCGTGAAAGAACGGGTGGCCCCGGGCGAGCTGATCCTTGCGGACCTCGCGGACGAAAAATCCTGCGCGGATTACCGCAGCTACGGCCTGCGGTGCTGGCCCGCCCGGAAAGGGCCGGGCAGCCGTGAGCTGGGCGTGCGGTGGCTGCAGGGCCTGAACGCTATCGTAATTGATCCGATAAAATGCCCGTGCGTGCTGCAGGAGTTCCTGGAATGGGAGTACGAGGTAGCGCCGGACGGCACGGTGCTGGGGACTTTGATGGACGCAAACGACCACGGTATCGACGCGGCGCGGTATGCCTGCAGCCGCATCTGGCAGCGCAAAGGAGCGTGACAAATGAAGCTGAAGGACTGGCTGCTGAAGAAGTACCTGCCCAGCTGGGCGGTGCTGGAATACGGCGACGCGCTGGCGGCGGCGCAGAAGCGTGTGCGGGAGCTGGAGGCGGAAAACCGCACGCTGCGGGCATACATCAACGGCGTGGAGCGCGGGCTGCGGGCAAAGCAGCCGGAAATTCGGATCGAAAGGAGTGACGGCGGATGAACGCAGTCGTAAGGGCGCTGTTTGACGACGCCGCCATCACAGGGGCGCAGGCGGCGGGGCTGAAGGACACCAGCACAGCGGCTATGCGGGCGGCGGTGCGGGAGTGGTTCGAGCTGTTCTTCATGCGTGAAGCGGTGAAGGGCAAGGACGAAGACCCGGCGCAGCGCATCCCCTACACCATCACCAACAAACTGACAAAGGCTTGTTTTGCGGAGTACGATTCCAGCTTTACGGAAAACGGAACCGGAAAAACGGCGTGGCTGGACGGACAGCGCAGCCTCATTGACGCCGAAAAGCAGGACGTGCTGCAGTGGGTCATGGTGGGCGGCGAAGGCTTTTTGAAGCCTGCACCGGACGGCACGGGGCGGCTGGCCTACCATGTGGTAAGGCGCGACTGCTACAACGTACTGGCCCGCGGGCCCCGCGGCATCACGGACGTGCTGATGAGCGAGCGGAGCCGGGCGGGCTCTGACTACTACACGCTGCTGGAACGCCGGACTGTGGACGGCAGCGGGTATCTGACCATCCGGTACAACCTGTATGTGTCGGAAAACAGCAGCACACTGGGGCATGAGGTGCGGCTGGACAGCCTGCCGCAGTATGCGGCGCTGGCCCCGGAGCACACCTACAGCGTGCCCTTCGGCGGGTTGGGCATGACCTACATCCGCATGCCGATGGCAAATAACGTGGACGGGAGCCCGGACGGCGTGAGCGTGTACGAGGGCGCGGTGCAGCTGATCCACAACATCTACAAAAACGAGTACCAGCTGGGGCGCGAGTTCGAGCTGGGGCGCAGCCGGATCGTGGCGGGCTCGGATATGCTTATGACGCCGGGCCCGGAGGGCGGCGTGATGCGGCTGAAGGACGACGTGTTCGTCGGACTGGACGGAGACACCAGCGTGGGCATGACCATCTTCTCCCCCACGCTGCGGGATGAGAGCTTTGAACGGCGCAAGCAAAGCTATTTAAAGGCGTGTGAGAATATCATCGGCCTGAAACGCGGTATATTGTCGGACGTGGAGGCTGTGGAGCGCACGGCAAAGGAGATCAGCAGCAGCGAGGGCGACTACAGCCTGTCGATCATGGACCTGCAGCGGATGTGGTACGACGCACTGATGGAGACGCTGCGCATCACGGACCTGTGGGGGCAGGCGCTGGGGCTGTGCGACGCCCAGGCGGTGGACCTGGAGCAGCTGCTGAGCGTGAGCTGGGGCAACGGCGTTTTGTACGACGCAGACAAGGACTGGGCGGACACGCTTTCGATGGTGGAGGCCGGCCTGCTGAAGCCTGAGCTGGCGCTGGCAAAAAAATACGACCTGCCCAGTGAGACGCCGGAAGACCTTGCGGCCATCCGGGAGAAATATATGCCGGAGATGGTCCAGCTGACCGCCCAGGCCGGTCTGAGGTGACGCCATGGCACTGACGCCGGATGAGATCGACGGGCTGCGGGAATTGCTCCTCGCTGTTTACGGCCCCGTCACGGAGGAGCTGCTGCGCGACCTGTGCCGGTGCATTACCGCCGCCGGACAGATATCGTCCGGCGATGAATACAAGCTTCTGCTGGCAAAA